GCCGTGTAAGTTATCAAAACGTAGGCGAAGCACGTATTATGATTAAGCACACGGAAAGTATTAATCAAGAGAGTGCAACAGGCCGCACACAAAAGGTAGGTGCTATCTACATAGAAAGTGCAGACGGAGAAAGATTCAAATATCCATACAAACACTTAAATGGTGCTCGTGCAATGGCACAGCACGTAAGTGAAGGTGGAAAACCATTTGACGACTTTGGCAAACATATTACAAGTTTAAGCGAAGAGCTATCTAAACTACGTAAGTTTAAAACTTACATGGGACGTTCAAGTGTAATGGCAGAAAGTCTAAGCGAGTACATGGACGTAGTTAAAGAGCGCATCTCAACAGTTAAGAAAACAATCGAGTCACTACAAAAGCCAAACTACTACAAAGAAGCTGTAGAAGGTTTTGAAGCAGCAGTTCTTGAAGATGTTCCAGAAGATGTACGTGAAAACTGGATAGATCAACTAACTATCAAACAGTTTAACGAAGAACTACAAGACGTATTTCCATACATTTACAAACTAGTAAGCGAAGCAACAAAAGCACAAGAACTAGGCCCAGATGATCTAGTGTCAGAAGATGACGACCCTTGCTGGAAAGGCTACAAGCAAATTGGTATGAAGAAAAAGGGCGGAAAAGAAGTTCCTAACTGTGTACCGGAAGAACAGCAACTAGAAGCAGCGTTTGAAAAGACACTAGGACAGTTTTCGGAAAAAGCAGGCAAAGACTTCGACAAAGACGGTGATGTTGATTCAGACGATTACATGAAGGCCAAAGACATTGCAATTAAAAAAGCAATGAACAAAGATGACGACGAAGACGTAAAAGAACAAAAGACACCATTAGGCGAGTTCATTCTATCTTACTTTGACAGAGAAACAGGCCAGTTCCCTAAAGGCGAAACTGCCGTGTTAACTATGGTAGAAAAAGACTACGGAGAACAGTTCATAGAACCTGCTAAGGCATTTATCGAAAAAGTAGGACATCTAGTAGCAGAAAAATATGGATACCGCGACGAAGAGGTATCAGTAGAAGACAACTCATCTGAGTTAGAAGCTATATCAAGATTGGCTGGTCTATAAAGATCAGTCAATTTTTTTAAAAAATCTTGCAACTTCTGGTTGACAAGATAAATAAAGTTGTGTAGTATATATACTGTGCTACACAAACAAGGCACATTAAAAACGCACATAGGCATAACAATTAGGAGGCACATACTATGGCATCATTGGCAGAAATCCGAGCAAAACTTAAAGAACAAGAAAACCGCGCCGGCGGCAACACATCAAGCACCCCAGGTGACAACGCAATTTACCCATTTTGGAATATGAAAGAAGGCGAAAGTGCAACACTTCGTTTCCTTCCAGATGGCAATCCAAATAACACATTCTTTTGGACTGAACGCTTGATGATTAAACTACCTTTTGCAGGTGTAAAAGGTGAAACAGATTCTCGTCCAGTACAAGTACAAGTTCCATGTATGGAAATGTACGGCGAAACTTGTCCTATTCTATCAGAAGTACGTGGCTGGTTTAAAGATCCGTCACTTGAAGATCTAGGACGCAAGTACTGGAAAAAACGTTCTTACATTTTCCAAGGTTTTGTAACGGACAATCCACTAGCGGACGATAATACTCCGGAAAATCCAATTCGTCGATTTATTATCGGCCCACAAATCTTCCAGATCATTAAACAAGCACTAATGGATCCTGATATGGAAGAGTTGCCAACAGATTACACAGCAGGTGTTGATTTCCGTCTTAACAAAAGTTCTAAAGGCGGTTACGCAGACTACTCTACATCAAACTGGGCTCGTCGCGAGCGTCCACTAGGCGATGCAGAAATGAATGCAGTCAACACACACGGCTTGTTTGATCTAAATGACTTCCTACCTAAAAAGCCAGACGAGACGGCTGTAAAGGTCATTAAAGAAATGTTCGAAGCATCAGTAGACGGTGAAGCATACGATCCAGATCGTTGGTCACAGTACTTCCGTCCTGCAGGCATGGCACAGCGTACAGGTGATCCAACTAAAACAGCAAGCCCACAAGCAACTGCTGTAAGTCAGAGCGCACCTGCACCAGCAGCACCAGTTGCTGAAGACACTCCGCCATTTGACGCAGACCCTGCACCGGCAGCGGCTCCAGCAGCAGAAGCGCCTGCTGCAAGCGGTGGCGCACAAGACATTCTTGCAATGATTCGCGCTCGTCAAAACGGTTAATACTACTGTTGGGGGAGAAATCCCCCTTTACGCTTTTTAGATTAGGAGAAACACATGGCAACAAAGGCATTCGATCCAACGAAGTTTCGTAACTCGTTGACAAAATCAATCACAGGCATGAGCTCTGGTTTTAACGATCCAACTGATTGGGTTTCAACCGGTAACTATGCACTAAACTATCTTATCTCAGGAGACTTTAACAAAGGTGTACCACTAGGTAAGGTATCAGTATTTGCAGGCGAATCAGGCGCAGGCAAGTCATATATTGTTTCTGGTAACATTGTAAAATCAGCACAAGAGCAAGGTATCTTTGTTGTTCTTATTGACTCAGAGAACGCACTTGACGAATCTTGGCTACAAGCACTAGGCGTAGAAACTACAGAAGATAAGTTGCTAAAACTTAACATGGCAATGATCGATGACGTTGCTAAAACTATCTCTGTGTTTATGAAAGACTACAAAGATATGGCAGAAGAAGAACGTCCTAAAGTATTGTTTGTAGTTGACTCGCTAGGTATGCTTATGTCACCTACTGAAGTTAATCAGTTCGATTCAGGTGATATGAAAGGTGACATGGGTCGTAAGGCTAAAGCACTTAAAGCACTTGTAACTAACTGTGTAAACATGTTTGGTTCGTACAACGTAGGTATGGTAGTAACTAACCACACTTATGCATCGCAAGATATGTTCGATCCAGATGATAAGATTTCAGGTGGTTCAGGCTTTGTATACGCATCTAGTATTGTTGTAGCAATGAAGAAACTGAAACTTAAAGAAGACCTAGACGGTAACAAGACTAGTGCTGTAAACGGTATCAGAGCAGCGTGTAAGGTAATGAAAACACGTTATGCTAAACCGTTCGAAGGCGTACAAGTTAAGATTCCGTATGAAACTGGCATGGATCCTTATTCAGGTATCTTTGACCTGCTTGAAGCAAAAGGTATGCTTAAAAAGCAAGGCAACCGCTATGCTTACACTACTAAGGAAGGAGAAGAGATTATCGAATTCCGTAAAAACTGGGTAGGTGAAAAGCTTGACATTGTAATGGCAGACTTTGCTAAACAAGACGCTGAAGAGGTAAATATCTCTGAAGATGAAAAAGCATCTAATGACATTACAGAGGAAAGCACAATCAATGACTGAAGAGCATATTGCTGATATTTGGAATTTATTTAAGCCGTATCTAGATAAAAAACAAGTAGACATAGTTGCAGAAAACTATGTTGACTTGTTAGCAGACTATGGTGCATCAGACGAATCATTTTTAAATGCACTAGGAAACGATGTAACACTAGATCATGCTATTAACTACTATCTAGATATTGATGCAGATATGTATGATGAAGATGACGACTGGGATAACTAATGGGCTGGTACAGTAAAGTAACTCGCGATATTTCAGAGATACCGGCAGCAATCCAATACTTCGAAGACGAGCTCAACGAAGCTCGTCTAGAAGTTAAACTAAAAGGCAACATTGAACGTGCTGCCGCAGCAATGCCCGGTATTGTTGAACATCGCTTTAATCAGCTTCAAGAAATTGAAGCAATTCTTAATTTTCTAAATATTGAATTGCGAAAGTTGCGCAGTTCTTATTTTAAAAAATATTTAGAAAACTATCAACGTGCATTAACTAGTCGCGACGTAGAAAAGTATGTCGACGGTGAAGTAGATGTATGTGACTATGAAAAAATTGTAAATGAGTTTGCACTCATGCGCAATAAATGGTTAGGTGTACTTAAAGCACTTGATCAAAAGCAATGGCAGATTACAAACGTAGTTAAACTCAGAGTAGCCGGAATGGAAGATGCAAGTTTGTAAATACTTGCATGAAAGTAGTATTAGTAACTGGCGGCTTTGACCCCATACACTCAGGGCACATAGCCTATTTTAAAGCAGCACGTAAATTGGGCGACATTCTTATAGTAGGCGTTAACACAGACTTGTGGCTTACTAGAAAGAAAGGTCGTCCTTTTATGCCTATTAACGAACGTGTTAGTATTATAGAAAATTTATCCATTGTTGATCATTGTATACTGTTTAGCGACAACGATGACACTGCAATCGAAGCAATAAAGAACATAAGATTGTTATATCCAGAAGCACATATTGTTTTTGCAAATGGCGGAGATAGGACTAGAGATAACATTCCAGAAATGGAAGTTGAAGACGACAATATTTCTTTTGAGTTCGGAGTAGGCGGTGAAGATAAAAAGAATTCAAGCAGTTGGATACTCAAAGAATGGAGTCAACCTACTACTGAACGTGCCTGGGGCAAGTATACTGTACTAGATAAAGGTAACGGCTGGCAAGTTAAGCAATTAGAGTTTGATGCAGGTAAAGCACTAAGTGATCAACGCCATT